GACCGTGATTAGAACTTCCCTTTGGTTCCTTGACGGGTGTCCCGGGAGAATGTACCTTGGTTCTCCCATGAGTTATCTAGAGAATGGTTCCACCCTCCGCGCCATGTTCCGCCTGATGCCGCCCACGCGGCACGACGCCGACCCGACTCGATCCGAGGTCGTGACCTACATCCGCGACAACCTCCGATGCGATCTCGGTCGTGCGCTCCGTGCGTTCGATTCGATGCGGAACATAAAGAGCGGTGTATTGATATTCGATCGGATCCATCGCCAGTGGCGCGGTTGTGATTGGGTTCCTGCCGAGGAGGTGGACAAGGTGTCGATGCTGTTGTCGATGATCACCGAGATGAAGCGTGATATCTCATCGCTCAGATCGGAGCTTCGGAAGGTGAAGGCAGAGGTTGGGTCGTTGCGCCGCCGCAAGGGTGGCAGGAGGAGCGATGATGTGGCCGACCATGATGATGAACCGGTGTCGGCCCCCGAGCCCCAGCAGCAAGAAGCCGCTGCCCCCGAGAAGGAGGAAGCGGCTAGTGGGGAGGATTGGTTCAAGGCTATGCGCGATGCCCTCGACGAGCAGGAAAGGGTTTCTTCTCCTTCAGCTGAGCCCCTGTCATCACCATCGGGTTCCACTGGTCCCACACGATTCCGTTGGGAGAATGCTGCAGGTTTAGTGCCGATGCCGTGAGCCTCGATCCCCGCTTGCAGAAGGCCAGTTGGAAGCGTCGAGGCTTTGACTGGCCTACTTCTGCCAGTACCGCGATCTCTCGCGCCCAGTTGGCCAGTTCAGAGGATCCGAACCCGGCGTGGGCGAGTTCCATGGTGGTGAGTGGCTCGCCGTCTTTGCGTTGGGCCTTGGAGATGTGGTGCATCCAGATCCAAGCGACCTTGGTCTGGTGGAGGATGGGCTGGAGTTTGTTGCGGAGGAACACGCTGACCTCGCCTTGGTCGCTCAGGTCGCCCCCGAAGTAGGAGAAGAGCGGGTCGCCGATGATGAGGTCGAGTTTGGAGCGGGTGATGAAGCGTGTGGCGTAGGCAAGGAATGCGTCCCCGGTGCGGACCGATTCGGTGCGGAAGTGGAGGTTCTCTTGGAGGATGCGGATGTCATCGGTGGCCATCTTGAGTCCCTTGATGACGCCCTTGAATGCTTCGGCCAGGTCGCCCTTGTCGTTCTCGGCTTGGACGATCCCGATGCGGAGCGGGCGGACGGGGGCGATGCCGAAGAAGTCTTTGCCGAGCGCCCAGCGGATGACGATCTGCATCATCAGGGAGGATTTCCCGATGCCGGTGCCGCCGGAGATGATCATGGATGAGCCACGGGTGAGCCACCGTTTGCCGATGAGGTTGTCGGGATCGTTGTCCTCATCGAAGTAGAGCAGGTCTTTGACCGTGACGATGGTGGCCTTGTCGTCGGCGGTCTCGCGTTCGCTGAGCCAGTCGGCCCATGACTCTGGACCGATCTGAGTGGCCAGCAGGCGTTGGGGCGATCCGTTGCGGAATGCTCCGGGGAGCCGGGAGAACCGTGCGGGGTTCTTGTTCTTGGGATCGATGCCGGGGATGAGGGTGTAGATGAGATCCCGGCGGGCCTCCCATTCCTTGCGGTCTGGTACATCGACTCTGACCCATGCGTGGATGGACTTGCCACCGGAATCGATGAGGGCGGAGATGGGCATGCCGGTGTCGCGGAGGGCCTTCTCCTGTTCGGCCTTGGGGCGTTCGTCCATCTCGACGAGGACATGGCGGTAGGCGGACACGTCGTTGTCTGATCCGCTGTAGAGGTTGGGCTTGAACGGGTTGATGCGAACGAAGACGCCGCGTCGTTCGGGTCCGAGGATGCCGGCACCGGGTTCGTCGTGGCGGGCGAGCCATTCCTCGCGGGTGATGAACGAGCCGCTGGACAGTGGCCTACCGTCCTCTTCGGAGACGTTGTCGCAGATGCAGACGGTCTCGCCCTGGGCGAAGCAGGCTTCGAGGAAGCGCCGGAACTCTGATGCGCCGGGCTCCGGGGCCACCGGAGCTGGTCGCTTGAAGGTCACGCGGGTGATGTCGAGCGGTTGGGCGGGGCGATGGTCCGATGTGTTGGCCAAGTGCCCGCGTGGCTTGTCGTGGGGCTTCTCGTCGGCTTGGCGGATCTTGTGGAGCAGCTCGCGGTCGGTCCATGGCGGCTGGCAGGATCGGTTCCAGTCCGAGAGGAGCTTGAAGGCGTCGGAGGTGGAAAGGCCGAAGCCGTGGACGAGTCCCACGGCGGCGGTGTAGGTCTGTGAATGCCCTCCGGATCCGGAGATGGCTGGCGGAACCTTGGCGAGCCAAAGCGCCGCTCGTTCGAGGAGCGTTGTCATGTCGTTGATTCGTTGCTGGTCGGACTACCGTGGCCTACTACTGAGGCTGCTTGGTCAGTGGCGCGAAGATACGGTTGAACTCTTGGGTGTTGCGGACGTAGAGAGCGCCACGGCGTTCGTAGATGGTCACGGAGCGTCTGGTCTCACCGATTCGATACTGTCCGTGCCCGAGGACTGTGACGACCACGGCAGGGTTGTGGATGTTGAAGTACTGTCGATCGGTTTCTGATGGTTCCATTGGAAGTGTGTTTTCTTGGCTGGATAGGTGATCCAACCCTTGGAGATTCCGTAGGCGATGAGGCGTGGAGCGTCATCGAGGATGCGTCGGTTTTCCAGAGTGAATGCGGATCGTTCGGCTTCGGACATGGGTCCGGGCTTGGAGTTGGTTTCGAGTCGAGCCTCGTACCATGGCTGTTCGTGGCGCGGGGTTTTCATGATGGTGTGATCCGTGAGAGGATACAATTACAGTAGGTGCCCTTGGTCTTGGCGGTGCATTTGGGGTGATGGATAGGGCTGGCCAGGATGTGGTCGCTGAGTTCCTTGGTCAGCGAGATGAGTTGGAGGATTCGATTGGCCGCCTCGGCGCATACGGCATTGGCCGCACCGTCTGCCGAGTGGATCTCTGCGGAGAGGATGTTGAGTGCGTTGACGATGTCGTGTGTTGAGGACTGTATCATGGGTGTTCCTTGTGGATCTGGATGCCGTTGCCTTTGGCGTCGAGGAGTTCGACCGATCGGACGTTCTCTAGGCGGGCCAAGGTCTTGATCATCTCGATGGGGTCATGTGCTTGGGCGACGCAGGTGAGGTGGATGTCACCGTCGCCGTAGTTGGTCTTGAGGTTCTCCTTGGTACGATCCCTGCGGATGCGGATGGAGCGTCCGTCGGAGATCGGGATGACCTTGATGGATTCGACGAGTGGATAGGTATGTCGGCTCATGGTTGTTGTTCATCGAGCCAGGTGACGAGTTGGGAGTATGATTTGATGCCGTAGTTCTTGAATGCGAGCGGTCGGATCCTGCCGCTTTTGATTGCCTCGCTGGCTTCCTGTTTACTGGTGATCCCTAGTTTCCCGAGGATGGTGATATTTCGGACGCTGAGTCCGTTGGTCCACAGGGTGGATGCGTATTGGCGTTGTTTGGCCAACTGGAATATCTGATGAGCGCGTTGGCGTGACATACCGAGGTTGAGGGAGATGGATTTGTAGGTCCAACCCTTGGCTCGGAGGTCTGTGACGATCTGGATTGATTCAGTCAGTTTCATGGCTTTTGCATTCTGATGGTCGCTTGGTATCGTTTGTTGGCTTTGTGGCATTGGACGCACAGTCCGAGTTGCTGGGTGCAGCCACAGCCCAAGCATGCGGCTAATTCGTTGCACAATTCCTTCCATTGTTTCAGTTGGTTTGTTGTTTCGTTTTGCGGTGGTTCGGGCAGGGGATTCCTTTGCGGATGTACCATAAGACGCTAGGTGCGAGGTTGTATTTGGCCGACAGTTCTGCGTAGGTGATGGAGTAGTGCTCCTTGAGTATCATGGCCTTGATGCGATCCGGGACTTTGCGCCAGCGGCGTTCGCCGGATCGGACGGGCGGGAGGATGGGTTTCATATCTTCTCCGTGAGTGACCTGATGTACCTGTTCCGTTCCTTCGGTTGGACGTTGATGAGGTATTGAATGGCTAGGCAGGCGTTGATGCTGGCGGTGTGTTCCCAGTTCTCCTTGGCGTCGTAGTACTCATGCCACCGCTCGCTGGGTGCTACGATGACTTGTCCGGTCTTCCGGTGCTTGAATACGAATGCGGCAGGGCCGATTGGAACGTTCACGGCTTCTCCTTCCTTCTCAATTTCCCCAGCCAGTCGAGCAGCGGGCCGATCTCTTGGATCAGCACGACCAGGACGATCAGAAGCCCGAATGCCAGTGCGGCGAATGTGAGGAGCAGGATGATACCGAGTGTGGCAAATATGGTCACGGCTTGACCTCCTTTCGTATCATTGCATGGAATACGTTTAGGTCTTTTTGCTCTTGCTCAAACGAGCGTTTCAAATGTTCGACTTCTTCGGCGGAAAGTGGTTTTGAATTATCATTCAATTTTTCCATAGATCGTTTGAACTTTTTTAGTTCCTCTTGATTCACGGCTTGGCCTCCTTGGCTTTGCGCCAGTCGATAAACGTAAACGGGTTGTGATTGTTGGCGAGTGCATCCCCCGCCTCCTCCAGCCGCTTGATGCGGTCCTTGATCTCACGCACCACAGCCACTCCCCGCTTGACATCATCGGTTCCAAGCATTGCGCGGAACTCCTCGCGGAGTTTGTAATTCTGATGAGCCTGTTGTCGCGCTGTGTCGCGCTCTGCGATGAGCAATCTGATGCGGTCATTGGCCCATTTGAGTTCGCGTTCGAGTGCATCAACCAACTCGACCGCTTGATCAAATGCCGGAATTGGGCGGAGGCCAATCGGAGCGTGTTTGACCAGATGATCCTTCCTCGGTGTATCGCTCACGGCTTGGCCTCCTTGGCTTCCAGTGCTTCCGACGATTTGTCGATTGCGTACCAGCAAGCGTCTACCATTGCTCGCTGGTTTTTGTCTCGGTTCCAGTATTCTCGAATGGACACAAGAGCATCCTCCAGCCGCTTGATGCGTTCCTTCGCAGCGTTGAGTTCGAGTTCTATCTGTCGTGAGAATGAAGATGGAACCATGTACATCGGCGATCCTGTGTATGTATTGTACATATCAATAGACCTTTCATCCGTCCTCGGTGTATTGCTCACGGCTTGGCCTCCTTGGCTTTGTGCCATGCGTACCAGCAAGCGTCCTCCATCGCTCGCTCGTTGTTGTCTCGGTTCCAATACTCTTGAATGGACTTAAGAGCCTCCTCCATCCGCTTGATGCGGTCTTGAAGCTCTCGGATCTTGGTGGCCTGTGCGTCTGCCAGCCATTGATCGCGCATGATGTTTAGCACCTTCGCCGCTGTCTCAGTAGGTTTGAGATCCTCAGACACGGTGATGCGACCGTCGGCGTGGATTGTGAGTAACTCTGCGTTGCACTTTTTTCTATCAAGGATGATTGTATCGTTCATTTGCACTCCTTCCATTTGAATTGATTCTTACCCGCGCAATCGACCACCCATTCGGCGTAGCCTTTCCTGACTGCTTCTTCTCGTATGCTGATCTTGCCAAGATGCTGACCACAGATCATGGCTAAGAACATTAAACAGCCGGCTGCAAGTCCGTAGTAGACTGATTGTAAAACTTGGCTCACGGCTTGGCCTCCTTCTCGAACGTCGCATAGACGTACCCGTTGGTGGGTGTATTGAGCTTCTTGGTGTACACGATCCAGATGTTGGACCGTGTGCCGTCGTTGAGAACGCTCCACCCGTCGCCAGCTGTTTGAACCAGGATGCGCGGGTCGGGGTTCATGTTCTGGCGGTACAAGGCGAACTGACCGAGGGCCAGCACCGCCCAGCCGATGATGGTGAGGCTTTCGCCGATGGTGGGGCGTTTCATTGGGTCTCCTTTTTGTTGTCTTTGATCTCTCTTATGATGTCGCACAGGCCGATGCATAACGCCGTGTTTCCATCTGGTATCAGTTCGTTCCGTTTGCAAATATCCATACCTCGTTTCATTGCATCCACTCCGATCTCGCGCCATGGTTCGTTGAGGAAGCCTGTTATTTGTATTGTGGTTGTGCTTTTCATTGGGATGCCTCCAGTTCTTGGATTCGCTTGTTTTGGCGAACAGTTAAATCAACCAGTGCCGACATCCGATCTGCGACCTCATTCATTAAAAAACAGACAACCAGTTTGTCGTCATTTGACAGTGGCTTTACCGCAATATGCTCAGTGATAACACGCATAGCGCCTACTAGATCGCTGGTTGAATTAGGCTTTAGTGATCGATACGCTTCTCCGGCGGCCTTCTTGCTCAGCGCGTAGGGATCTCCTTGTTGATTCATCGTCCACCTCCGTTCGCGTAGTGGAGGATGAGAAGCGCATCCGCGTTCCCGAGCGTCACATCGAGATGCGGGTACAGTTCCTGGGCCTTGGCCTTCAGCTTTCGCTTCCACTCAGGTCCAGTCGCGCATGCCTTGCGCCCGCCGAGGCCGAGGGGTTCCTGCCAGACCTTGGGCTCGACGCGGTGGAGCGCGTAGCCGGTGGCGTAGGCCAATCCTTGGACGATGCCGTAGTTCTCGTGGAGCGTGGCGACTGCGGAGGCCGGGGTCAGTTTGCTGACGAACTTGGGCACCTTCTCGATCCACAGGTGGGAGTCTGCCAGCTTGAAGCCGGTGAGGAGTTGCGCCATGTCTGGAAGCGACTCGGGCATTGGGAACAGGAGGATGCCGTCCTTGGTCTGGACAGCGAACCCGCCGTTCACGCCGGGGTCACATGCGATTACGATTCGATTGCTCATTGGTTGTGGTTTTCTGGGACTTGATGGTGAGAGTGTGGCCTACGTAGATACCTGCGATCACGCAGAGGGGCATCAGCACGGCCATGGATACGATTGTCAGGGCGGTGTTCATGTTATCGAGCATCCGAGTTCCCTGTAGCACTTGATGCGCTTCTTCGAGTGCGCGATCGCCATGGGATGGAACTTGTCCGTGAAATCGTAGATCATTGCGTGATCCTTCCCCGGCGCCCGGCGCAGCGCACGGCTTGCCCGCTGGATGGTCTTCTGGGCGCTTCGACCTCCGGACACCATGACCAGCGTGTGGACGTTGGGAAGATCCAGGCCCTCGTCGGCCAGAGAGGTGGCGATCATCTTCGTGATCCTTCCAGCCTTGAAGTCATCCATGGCCTGCTTGCGAAGCGACTTCTTCATCTTGGAATGGACGAGTACGGATCCATCTATCATGCGGGCGTACTCCTCGCCGAGCGTCACTCTGGGAACGAGCACCAGCGTAGGACCGTGTGAGCAGTTGGCGAACATGATCGCCATCGCGTTCCTAGCCATGTTCTCGCAGATACCGATCTCGGTGATCGCCTCCCAGGCGCACATGGCACGAAGTTCCTCGTGGCGGATCCGCATGTACCGCTTACGCTCATTGAAGAGCTTCTCGATGCGATCATTGATCCGATCCTCCAAGAATCGGTCAGAGGCGCTGGACAGATGAACGGTCGCGTGGGCCAGCACTCCTTGGAGTTCCTCGCGCCTGATCTCGAACTGTGTATCGCGGAAGAGCTTCCGAAGGACTTCATTGCGATCTGAATCATCGCACCAAGGGGTTGCATCGAAACCATATCGCAGTCCATGTGTAGATTCGATGATGCGCTTCCACGTGGTCGCAGGCGCGTGTTTGGCCTCATCAATGATGACCAAATGCTTTGCGCTGAAATCTACTGACTCATGTGGGCATCGCACATCGACCTTGGAGTAATCTGCTCCAACTGCCTTAAGAGATTCGATTGCTTGCTGGCATGTTTCGCGGGTGGGTGCGAGCCAACCAAATCGCCAATCTTGAAACTGTTCGTAGTGCTTGATGATCGAGGAAGCGATCAGTGTCTTGCCGCTCCCCGCAGGTGCGATGATGAGTCCATCTGCACCGGTCTTGGCCCACTCGACTGCCCGCTGCTGGTAAGGGCGCAACAGAAACGCTTGCGCTCGCGTTGTTTCGGATGAATCTTTGGTGTGCATAGCGTGTCGTTGCGCTTTGTTGGTTTAAGGACTACTCGTTGACACCCCCCGGAGCTTGCACACTCCGGGGGGCTTTGTTTGATGTGGGTTAG